GAATTAAATATTCCTATTACTAAAAGAACTTACTGTGAAAGATGCGGTAAGTACTATAGTCAAGAAATTTATAAACAACTTTAAATTCATATCAAATGAAATCTTTAAACTTTGTAATTATTGGAATTCCTGCATCAATCAATCAGGAAAGTATTGTAACAGCAGTAGCTCTTATGGCTAAAAAGCTTGGTTTATCAGAAGTACATACAGAAATACTTGAAACAAGTAAATTTGTAACTAGTTCTTCAAATAAACAAATGATTGAAAACATCTTGAAAGATGTTATTACTGTGTGTACAGCAGCTGGTCTAATGAATATCGCTGCAATCAATGCTAACTTTTGGAAATTGATTAAAGATGGTAAATTAACTAGACCACAA